CGTTCATCTAATTTTACCTTTATATGATTAGGGTCAATAACATGACCAACGCCAACAGTCCACAATATAGCCGGACAGCGGTAGGGACGAAATCTAACTCCTTCATCCTTTTTGATGCCCTCTATACACTCTTTTGATACATTCACTTCTTGCCCCACTGACGAGAACCAAACCAGAAAGCAATGATTCCTGACAGCAAAGCCATCTCATCTTCAGAGAAGATAACATCCGTAGCTGCGATAAACTGCTCTACGTTCATACTGCCTAACCCGCCCTGTAGCAGGAAGTAGGTTAGACCAATATTGATTAAAACCAGTTCTAGCACAAAGATAAAGGTCACAGCAGGCCTTACGATGCCATTCAGATTAACAACCCACTTAGAGGCGTTGTTCATAATAGCCTTGTCGTGCTCTAAAGCGGCTCCCTGGCGGTCTGCATCGGTCTGGAGGGCTATCTGGTCTGTCCTGATCTCCTCGACCCTCTGTTGGGCTAAAAAGCCCCTCTCTGCCAATGCCAGTTCACGATCAGTTTGGATCTGGGCTAGTTTAAGTTCCTGAGCCTTATCTGCCTTGTCTTGGAAGAAGTTCAGTACCTGCGGCAATCCAGAGGCAAAAAAGCCGATAGCGGAGGATATAAGGGATAGCATAGGGTTCCTTAGGGTTTATAACCGACTACATAGGCAAAGCTAACTAGCACCAAAGCAGCTAAGAAGCAATACAGCTTCAGTTCAGCCAGTTTCTTTAGGTCTCTGCCAAACTCATCAGTTAGGTTTTTATTATCTTTTAGGATGCGCTCTTTAATGACTTCTATCTCAGCCCAGGCAGCATGACCGTGCTTCTCGATGATGTCTCTTTTGAGTTCTTCTTCTATCTGCTTAATTTCGTATAATCCACGCCATTCCTCAACGGCAGAGAACACAGAGGTGTCTTTGGGTCTGTTTAGCTGCTTCTTACGGAAGGCGGCTCTGGCCTGCACATCAGCCTTGCCAAGGTCTTGGATATCCTTGGTGACTGACTCCAGTTCCTTACCTACCGCCAATGCCTCTTTGATGCCAGCGACAGCAGCCTTGGCAACTTGAGTGACTGGTTCGCTCATGCTACTGTCCCGGCAGTGGGATAGGTTCGTATCTCTGTTTTTTCTTTTCTTCGTCTGGAAGAGGCACTGGAGAAAATGTTTGCTCAGGAAGAGTAATATTAGGATTTTCTTCGCCGCCAGCAGTAAGCGTCTCAAAACTTCTCTTTAAGTTAAGAGCAGCATCTGGAAGTTTTATATCCCTAGCCCGTAGTGCCTCTAACTTTGTAATTGTTTGTTGACCCGCTGGTGATATTTTTGCAGTCTTTAAGAAATCTTTGCCTTCAGGTGTTAACAAGATCCTTAGGACATCTGTATCTTTTAAATTAGAGGCTAAGTCATTAAAGAGCCTTAGAGCAACGTCTGCGCCCTTAGCTGCTTGATAACCTAAACCGGCACCTACCAATGCTTGTCCCTTTGCCACGGACTCTCCAGACAGCGGAGCACCCTCTTCTGGAACACTACGAATCTTCATATTGTATCTAAAGAACTTTGTAGCATCATCCATTCTCTGAGCAAATTCTTTTGCATTTGTGTCCAAAGAAAAAGCAAGAATGTCACGTTCTTCAGGTTTTAATGTGTTATACTTTGTTGTAAGTTTCTCAAAGTCTATACCAAAAGTACCGTCATCTAATTTTTTAGTAGAGCCTTCTAAAAACTTATTGTAGTAGGACAGTCTAAGCCTATCTACTGCCTCTGGTGCTTGGGCCTCAATAAAAGGAAGTATTTTATTTCTTTGGTCTGTAGAAAGTCCTTTAAATAGGTCTGAAAAACTAGCATCATCTAATTGATTAAAGTTTACATTTCTAAGTTTCTCTGGTAATCCCTGAGCAACAAAGTTATTGTAATTAGTGTATCCTTTCTCAACACTATCCCTAGCCTGCCCTAAATACAGCGATGCTTTTCTAACATCAATATTTGCTGATTTAGCCCCTATAGCCAAATCTTGTTTTAAACCGCCAAAAACTACAGCAGCAATCCTCTGTTGGTCTGAACGAGCAACATCCTTAAATACATTTTCTTCTCCAGATGCTTTACCAAATGATGAAAGATTGCCTTGAATCTTTTCTACTGTAGTTAAAGGTAACATCTGACCATTAAACTCAGTCATCATACGGCCTTTAGAGCGTTCTAATGCTGACGCAGCAGCAATAGCACTGTCTGTGCCTACGTTTCTAAACTCTCCAATTAAGTCGTCCATCCTCTTAACTGTTTCATCAATTGAAACAGACGGAGCACCGCCTAAAACGTCTTTTGCCCTGTTAAATTTATCTTGGATTGGTTTACCAGTGATGTTATACTGTAGTGCTCCTAGTTTCTGTCTAACAGCATTGAAGATAGGCTCTCCAATTTTACCTTCTGTAGCGATAGGAGCCATGCCAGAAAGTGTTTTGCGCTTTGCAGCATCTTCTAAAACATTTAGTATTTCTGCCGTTGCTGGGTTATTTTTCAATCGCTGGATAAGAGCCGCTGTCTGCGGATCACTACCAGACTGCCCTCTAAGCATAAACGTAGCAAGCGTGTTCTGGTCATTCTCAGGCAGATTTTTGACTAAATCTCTGGTTTGTTTTGCCGTCAGACCTGCACGGGTAACTTGGTAAAGTCCCTGTATTAACTGACCCGCACCAAGAATACCTGTTGCCATTCCAGTTTCATCAGCACCGCCAGCAACAGCATAAGCACCAGACTGCACTGCTGTGCCAAAAGGTGTTCTTAAGGGGATCTGAACAGCGCCCCTAGAAGCGCCAAAAGGAACTTCTTGTTCTTTTGTTGCAGGCCTTGTTGGAATACCGCCAGCGGCAACCTCTTCAAGTGCTCTCTTGGAAAACGAAGGCTGCCCTGTGATAGCAGCAACAATATCTAAAGGCAGTGCGGCAAGTTCTGTAGCGCCTGTTAAAAGCCCTCCAACAATTCCTTTTCCAGTGCCTACCTTCTTTTCTGCGTTTTCAACAAAATTTACAGTTCTTTCTAACTGAGTAATTCGTGCTTTTGCCTCGGCTGTGTTCTTAGATTCTAAAGATTTAATTTCATCTTTAGTTTCTTTTAACAGTTTTGAGTATAGTTCTTTAGCCTGTTTGTTTGTCTCAAACTGACCTGTAGCAACACGAACTCTTTCATCGTTTGTCAACGCTGCCATAACTATCCTTATCTATTGTAGAGTTCTAAAAACTTCTTTTTAAATGCGTCTTTTCCTAATGTTTTCCAGCCAGCATTTTCAGGTCTGTTAAACTCAGCATCAATAACAGAATCAGGGACTGCTTGTTTTTGTTCTGTTCCTGCGTCTGCACCACCATAACTGGTAAAGAAACCCTTTGGAAGGGAAACCCCGTAAGTACTGTATAGGCTGGATAAACGAGATTCTTTAGACCTCTGTGCTGCTGTTAGTTTTTGTTGTACTCTTTTTAACTGCTCTGTTGCTGTTTTAGTATCGTATTTATCGAAGTTTCCTAAGAATTCATTCATGGCACGAACAGCATCACCTTCTGTCTGTACTCCAACATTAAGATTAAGTCGGGCATTTCTAAGTGTTTCTAATGCTGTATTAAACTTACTGTAAGCCCTGGCTCCTTCATCACTAGCACCAGCAAGGGTTTTAAATGAATTTGCAAAGTTTTCTCTCAAGCCTAGTTTTAACTTACCAGACTGCAAATCTGTTAGAACACTACTAACTTCCTGTGCTCCAAAAGCAATACTAGAAGCTGAGTCAGCCTCTTTTAATGCAATTGGCACCAAAGCAGGCGGCATTCCAGCGCCTTCTGTTTGTTTTCTTAGCCAATTAAGTCTATATGCCTGTCTTTGCTCTACTGGTAGTGTTTCTAAGATACGTTCAAATTGCGTACCTTCTCCCTCTTTTGGTTTGGCAACCAAGACAGAGTAATCTTTTCCTCCCCCTCGTTGGAAGGCAGCTATGGATTCTGTTGTATAATCTGATGGGTTAATCTTTCCAAAAGGACCGGCATCTTTTTCAGGTGCTAGTGCTTTTATAGTAGCAAGTGTTTTTATACCAGCATCGGGAGCACCAGCAGCAAACAAGTCAGAAGCAACTTTCTGTAATACAGCGGTATCTCCTAAGTTCTGTCCTTGATATTTCTGCAATACAGTTTGGATTGTTTGTGCCTGCTGTAACTGTGGATTCTGTACTTCTGGAAACAGGCTTCTAGTGATTGCTCTAGAACCAAGATCACCAAACTTAAGACCAGCCTGATACAACGGAGCAAACACACCAAACTCACGCCCTTGTTGACCAATCTGCTGATTACGAAGCATATCCATCTGCTCTTGCTCTCTTACCTGAGCAGCAATCAGTTCTTGCGGAGTTGGTCCAAATAATGAAGTAATAGCCATTTTTATTCCTTAATTAACCGTAAACGCCGGGAGCAGTGAAGTTAACACCTGCATTTGCTGAATAAGGGTCATTAAACCCTGAAGGAACAGGAGAGTAACCGGCCCTTGTATATGGGTTGTATAACTGATTAAACATTTGCTGTTGCTGCTGATTACGAAGATACTGCTGACCAAAACCAGAAATATTCTGAGCCATCAATGACGGGCCAACTAAAGAGCCTTGTAGCTGAGTCTGCGCTGCTCCTAAACCACCTGTCAACAGAGACTGACCAACATTAGCACCAGCAGTAGCGGTCCTGCCGCCCAACTGAGCACCGATGTCTAAAGGCTGAAGTGCGGCCTGTTCAAGCAACTGCTGAGTACCAAACTGTTGTTGGAACGGAGCCAGCGATTTAGTTTGCAAATCAATACCAGTACCAAACAAACCAGCGCCAAAACCAATCCTCTGTTGCGCTGCTCGGTCTGCCTCTGCAGCCAATTGCAGGTCCTGTGTGCGGCGTGCATTAGCCAATGCAGCCAACTCAGGCTGTCCTTGAGCGCCAATGTTAAGACCGGCACGGCCTCTGCCAAACACAGAAGATGCTAATCTTTGTTCTTCTTGTTGACGAATAGGATCAAGAAGTGCTTGTTGTTCTGCAATGTATTGCTGACGAGCCTGTTCTGGAGACTGTGCAAGGTATTGTTGACCAAGGCCAAACAACCCCTCAGAGATTGCAGGTGCTCTTTCTGCTTGCCCAAGACTTGTTCCATAAAGGGCCGATAGCCTCGCCTGTAATGCTTGTATCTCTGGAGATGCTGTATAGCTAGCACTTGTTAATCTTCCTTCAGGCCCAAAGCCAAACTGAGACTGTCCAAACCTAGAAGTTATTCCTACTGGTCTAAATCTTTGTTCTTCAGCGGCTATTTTAGCTGCTTGTAGTTGCGCTTGTGCTGAGGTATTAGCTGCGTTTTCTGCAGATCTTCCAGCCATAGAAGAGCCTATTAGCGCCGCCCCTCCTCCTATTATTGCCGCTGTAACAATTGGCATAGTACTACTCCTTAATTAAAACTTCATCAATGTTATTAATATCTGTTTCGTTGGTAGCATGAATGCAGTACCAAACACAGTCTTCTAATGCTAAAACACCGTGATGTTTATCGGCTTTGATATTAAAACAGTGTGGTGCTTCAATATCAAAAACTTCATCATCTACTACAACTTTTACCTTGCCCTTAGCAAGAATAGACAGATGGTCATGCTTATGCTTGTGCTGAACAATCTGTGAACCCTTAGGAAACAAGCATTCCTTAGCGTATAAGTTATCTGAAAAATGATGTGTAATCATGTCTTCATAATGTAGCAAAGAGCATAGTATGGAGGCAGGTTAGCGTTAGTTCCTGATGAACCCTCTGTGCTGTTAGCAACAGTAATACCAGTGGTAGAACTAGCAGAAGTAACTGCAGTATTTGAACTTAACCTTTGTCCACTATCTGCACCACCACCTTGACCGGCAGAAGCACCCCCATGCCAAGCAGTTAATGAGTGTGTGTGTCCTGAATCTGTAACCGTAGCAGTGTGAGTATGGCTTACTACTACAGCATTAGCAGAGCCGCCAGTAGCGCCAACTGCATAGGTGGAACCAGCACCTACAACAAACTTGTCTCTTAAGTCTGGTGTTGAATTAGAACCATTACACAATACCCAACCAGAAGGAATAGATGCAGAAGAGCCTGACCAGATAATAATACCACCGCTGGGGAATGCGGCTGCTACCGCCGTGGTAACAAAGGCTGTACTAGCAATCTGTGTAGTGTTGGTGCCTGCCGAGGCTGTAGGCGTTAATGGCGTACCTGTAAAGGTAGGGCTATTGCTGTCTGACTTTGATGATATGGCAGAGGCAATGGCTGTGTATTCTGCATCAATCTCAGTGCCTTTGATAACCTTGGCTGGGTTGCCAGTGCTGAGAGCATCCTTGGATGCAAAGTTAGTTGCTTTCGTGTAATTGCTCATACTGTTTTTCCTTGTGCGACATAGACATCGATTTTCTGAATAGAAAGAGGATCACCATTTAATTCTGCTTCTAGTCCTAGCTGTAGGACAGCCCCAGTACCGCCTGCATTGATCTGGAACTGGTCTAGGACGACACCATTGGAGAATTCAGCAATATTGTATTCTCCTATATTATACTCGTAAACTACGCCAATGTCAAGTAATTTCGTCTCACTATTGTAATTTTCTTTGTAATCAAAGCCCCATTTGATGGCTACAGCGTCACCAGAGCCGCCAATGACCACAAATCCTATCTTTTTAAGGACTTTTAAGGCTGTTGGACTACCAAAGTCAAAGTAATTGGTGTAATACTGTAGCCGGTAAGTTGATGCATTATCTAGGTGCCCAAAGTATCTAGCGATATACCCCGGCTTACCTAACAGCAATTGCTTGGATTGGTTAACAAATAAGGCCTTTGGATCAAGGCTATCCCATATCGTGACACGGGCAGAACCGTCCTGTAGAGCACCCCGCATATCAAAGCAGTAAGTAACCTTTGTTGCTGGCAGGGTAAGCAGGTAAAAGGCATCCCTGTCATAATAGACAGACTTGATGGTGCTGGCTGTCTCTGAGGCCACCGCAGTAATAAGGTCATCACGGACATTCTTAGACAGGTCCCGCATAGGTAAGGACTTTTCTTGGATGACCCGCTGGAGACTACGCACACCAGAGTCGGACAGGAAGACAATATCTGTGCCTGTGTTCTGAACAGAGTCCCTAGCGATACAGCCGACATTGGGAATGAAGTCTGCCAAGGCCAAGGAAGTGACATCTATGGGGTTGCTATAGATAGCAATGTTGTTCCTACCAAAGATGATTAGGAAGCCGTTATGGGCCGCTAGAGCGATAATCTGGTCATTGTTTGGGAACACAGAGTTGATCGATAAAGAGCCTGAGTCGCCGCCTTGGAAGTCAGAACCATCCAAGAGCCTGCTAAAGT